TCTACAAGCCGATCCACTGGTGGGCGGAGCGTGGCCACATCTCGAAATCGATCGGCCCTTTCCTCAGAAAGCGCATGGCGGAGCGCAATGTGTGGGCGTCGATCTTCGAGGTCACGCCCGTCCAGGACAAGAAGACCCGCGCCCAGGCGATCCATGGAAGAATTTCCATGTGCCGGGTCTATTTTCCGAGCTTCGCGCCGTGGTGGGCCGAGGCGCGCGACGAGATCCTCAAGTTTCCCTACGGCGTCCACGACGATTTTGTGGACATGCTCGCCTGGATCGGCATGGGCCTCGCGATTCAGATTCCCAACCGCCCGGCGCCGCCCAAGCCTCAGGCGCCGCGTCAGATGACGCTGGCGTGGATCAAATCCGAGGGCAAGCGGGCCAACGCGTCCCGCACGACGGGGTGGTGATCTTGATTTCAGGCGGCTAGCCGGTCTACTTTTCCCGGGCCGTGACGACTTTTCCGCCTCAGAGCCCCGGGCCGCCCATGAGCCCCGGTCCGCCGCCCCAGATCCATCTGGCAGGCAACCCCGACCAGGCTTCCGAAGGCCAGGAGCCGCCTCTGCCGGCTGGACAGGACGAAAATCCAGACGTCGTACCCCGAAATCCGCCCGATCCCGACCCCGCGCGCAAGCAGCTCGTTGAAAAGTGGGCTTCGAGGGTCCGCTGCGCCAAAAAGAAGTGGGATTCGGCCTTCAAGAAGATGGTGCGCGACCAGAAGTTCTGCGGCGGCGCGCAATGGCCCGAGGAAACCAAGTCCGAGACGTTCAACGACGCTTTCAACGATCGCTACATCGCCAACATCACGCTTCGTCACGTCAAGCAGCGCGTCGCCGCGGTTTACGCCAAGAATCCGAAGATCGTCGCGAAAGTCCGGCCCCGGTTGCTCGCGACCGTGTGGGACGGCACGATGCAGGGCCTTCAGGAGGCGCAGCAAACCGTCCAGCAAGCCCAGCAGGCCCAAGAAGCGCAGCAGAAGCTCGCGTTGGGCGTCGGTCTCGGGATCACGGCGGCGAGAATGGGGATTCCGCTTGGCGGCGCTCCTGCCGGACCCCCCGGCGGAGGAGGCCCGCCGGGTCCGCCAGGCGCTCCGGGCGGTCCAGGCGGCGCGTTGGCGACTCTGGCCGGCAAACCCGAGTTTTCCTGGCAAAATCCCAGCGCGGGGACCCCTCCGGGCGCTCCCGGCGCTCCCAATCCCGCCGCGAGCCTCATGTCCATGCTTCAGCCCCCGCCTGGACAGCCGCCGATCTTTCCGCCGCCTCAAGGGCCGCCCCCGGACGAATTGACTCAAGCTCAGGCCGTCATCGCGGACGCGCAGAACGTCAAGAATCAGTTCCAGCAGCTCCAGCGGATCGCCAAGACTCTCCAGATCCTCTTCCAATACGAGATCAGCCAGCAGCAGCAGTCCTTCAAGATCCGCATGAAGATGGCGACGCGCCGCGCCGCCACGTCCGGCGTCGGATGGATTCGTGTCGGCTTCCAGCGCGTCATGGCCCCCAACCCCGACCAGGATTCCCAGCTCGGCGATTCGCGCACCCAGCTTGAATTCATTCAGCGCGTAAGCGCCGACCTGGCCGACGGCAAGATCACGAAAGACTCGCCCGAAGCCGAACAGATGCGCCTCGTCGTCCAGTCGCTGGGCCAGGCGCAGGAAATCGTCGTGCGGGAAGGGCTCACGTTCTCCTGGCCGAAGTCGACTGCGATCATTCCCGATGAGAACTGCGTGAGCTTGCGCAACTTTCTCGGCTGCCAGTGGGTCGCGGAGGAATACTGCTTGACCCCTGGGGAGATTCAGGAGACTTACGGCGTGGACGTGGGCAAGCAGTTCACGTCCTACAACCGCAACGACGCCGGTCTCGATTGGATGTCCTACCGGCCGCGCAATCCCAGCGATACGACCGGGACCGTGGGCGACAGCGCCTATGGGCTCGTGTGGGAGATCTTCAACAAGGACGACGGGCTCGTCTATGTCGTGTGCGACGGTTACAAGGACTTTCTGCGCGAGCCGGCCGAGCCCGAGTTCTATACCGATAATTTCTGGCCGTGGTTTCTGGTCGCGTTCAACGAGAACGACGGCGACGTGTGGCCGCAATCCGACGTCTCGCTGATCCGTCCCATGCAGCTCGAGCTCAATCGCTCCCGCCAGGGTCTGCGCGAGCACCGTTTCGCCAACCGCCCCAAGATCGGCTATGCCGAGGGCGTGCTCTCCAGCGAGGACATCGACGCGCTCAAGAATCCCCCCATGAATGCTGTGATCGCGCTCGCTGGCCTTCAGCCCGGCCAGAAGGTGGACGATCTTCTTCAGGCCATCAAGGGCGTTCCCATCGACCCCAACCTTTACGAGACCAACGAGATTTTTCAGGACATGCTGCGCGTCGCCGGCGACCAGCAGGCCGATCTCGGCCCTACGTCCGGCGCGACCGCGACCGAATCGAACATCGCCGCCCAGGCCCGCGCCACGTCCACCGGCTCCGAGATCGACGACATCGACGACACGCTGTCCGCGCTCGCCCAGAGCGCGGGGCAGATCCTTCTCCTGAATGTCTCGCAGGAAACCGTCCAGAAGATCGTCGGTCCCGGCGCTATCTGGCCCCAGCTCACCAAGGGCGATGTCGCTCAGCAGCTCTACCTCGACGTCGAGGCGGGTTCTTCCGGGCGGCCGAACCAGGCGCAGGAATTGCAAAACTTCGAACGTCTCGCGCCCATCCTCATGCAGATTCCCGGCGTCTCCCCCAACTTCCTCGCGAAGGAGGCGATTTCGCGCCTGGACGACGACATCGATCTCGAGGACGCGATCGCCGACGGACAGCCGTCCATCCTGGCGATGAACGGCGTCCAGCCGGGCGCCTCTCAAGGCCCGCCTGGGGCTCAAAACCCCGCCGCGCAGGGACCACAGGGGCAAGCCAACCAGCCCGGCCCGCCCAGTCCCCAGTCGAGCGCGCCCTCTCCGATGAATGCGGCGGCGAACGCCCCGCCGTCTCTCCCGCACTGAGTCGTTTGCACAATCTTTTGTTTGTGTCGTATAAGTCCTTCGTCGGCCTGTAGGCCGGCGAGAAGCGCGACTCGAAATGGCAGAGGACGGCGGCGCAGCAGGCCTTGGCGCGGGAGGGAATGCTTCCGGCGCTCCAAGTCCCGGACCGGGTTCAACTCCGTCCAGCCCGCCTCCGGCGTCCACGCCGTCCACGCCCTCTTCGAGTCCGCCGGGCGCTACACCCCAGGCGGGCGCCCCGCAAGCGCCTGGGAAGGGGAAGCCCACCCGGGCCGGCCTCATGGAAGCCGCGCTCAAGGTGACGAAAGTCACGCCCGAGCGCGACGTCCTGGGCAGGCAGCCGGAGGGACAAGGCGGTCCTCCCCAACCGCCGGGGCAGACGACAGCCGAGGATCAGGCTGGCAAGACTCAACCCGAAGGAGAACAGGACGAACCGGCGACCGACGACCTGCCTCTTCCCGACGAAGCGTCGGAAAAGATCAGGAAGAAGGTCGACAAGCTGCTCCGCGAACGGCGGCGGCTGCGCAGCGAGGTTGCACAGCTTCAGCCCGACGCGAATGTCGGCAACCGGCTGACCGCTTTCGCCCGGGACAACGACCTTTCCCCCGACGACGTCGTCATGGGGATGAACACGATGGCCGCGCTCCGGCGCGGTGATTACGCCGGGTTTTACCGGCAGGTCGCTCCCTTCGTGCGGAAGGCGCAGGAAGTGCTGGGCCTCGTATTGCCCGACGATCTCGGACAGCGCGTCCAAGGCGGCGCGATCACCGAGACGGCGGCGCGAGAACTCGCGATCACGCGCTTCAACCAGGAGCGCGCCGAGCAGGAGGCCAGGACCAACGCGGCGCGTTCAAGCGCCCAGAACCTGCAATATGTCCAGGCCGACGTGCAGCGGGCCGTCACCACCTTCGAGGAGAGGATCGCCGCGAACGATCCCGACTATCGCGCCAAGGCCGACGCCATTCGGCGGACGGCGCAAGCCCTCCTGCACGAGCGCGGGGGCAGGATCGCTTCTGTTCAGGAGGCGCTGGACATCGTGGCCAGCGCTCACCAGGAAGTGACCGCCCAGTTCCGGCGCTTCCAGCCGGCGGTGCGCGCGACCAGTCCTCACCCGAACGGCAATTCGCAGCAACCCAACGCGCGAGCCGCTCCGCGAAACCTCATGGAAGCAGCCCTTCAAGGGCTGGAGAACGCAAGGCGCAGCGCGGGCTAATCCTTCGGGCTCCCGCAAATGGCATTCACAGCAGGCGAAATCACCAACATCGCGAATGCGGCGTTGGACTACTACCTCTCGCAAGGCGAGGAGTTTCATCAGACCTTGCAGGACCGTCCCCTGTGGGACGACATGAGCAAAAGCAAGAAGACCTTCCCCGGCGGCAAGGGCAGCATTTCCCTCGCCGTCAGCGGGGCGTTCGGCGACGGGTCGGGCAACGACGTCGTGAAGGGCTACACCCACAACGACACCGTCGTTTTCTACACTCCCGCCAACATCAAGCGCGCCAACTACCCGTGGCGCGAGCACCATCTTGGGTTGACGCTCACCCACACCGAACTCAAGATCGACGGGATCTCCGTCACCGACGAGATGTCCAGCGGGACGTCCACGTCCAACCATTCCCAGCGTGACATGACGGTGCTGGTCGGGTTGCTTCAAGACAAGCTGTTTGATCTTGGCGAGCAATACGCCCGGGGCATGAACCTCCTCGCCTATGGCGACGGCACCGCCGACCCGAAAGCGATGGCGGGTCTGGCCCTGCTGGTGGCGGACGATCCTTCGGTCGGAACCGTCGGCGGCATCGACAGGTCCAACGCCTCCTTCACCTGGTGGCGCAATCGGGCGCGCACCGCGGCGTTCCAGGCGAAGATCACCGGCACGCCCGCGCTCGCCAAGTGGGGCGGCGACGCGGTCACGTCCAGCCCGACGAACGGCGGCGCGCTCCTTCAAGTGCTTCAGTACGAGCGCCGCCAGCTCATCCGCTACGGCGGCAAGCCCGACCTGTTCGTGGCGGGCTCGTCCTTCATTGACGCAATGGAGACCGAGTTGCGCGCCAACGGCCAGTATTCCAACACCGGATTCACCGGCCAGCAGGACGGCGCGATAGGCAGCATGGTGTTCGGCGGGCAGAGCGTTCAATACGATCCGACCTTGGACGACCTAGGCAAGGCCAAGCGGGCGTATTGGCTGGATACAAGTAATATCTTTGTAGAAGCGATGGAGGATGAATGGATGCATCAGCACACTCCCGCCCGTCCGCCCGGTCAATTCGTCATGTATCGCAGTTTAACTACGACTTGTCAAATGGTTGGACGACAATTCTCGTCATCCTTGGTCATTGACATAAAATAGATGGTGATTGCACACCCACACTGAACGTGTTAT